CCCCCGATCCTTTGGCGTGGCTGCCCGAGAAGTTCCGGGTGATGAACGAGGGCAAGCTCGACGTTGAGGCTTCAAGCAAGAAACTTGCCGAGTCCTACACCAATTTGGAGAAGGTGCGAACTCAGGCCCCGGCCAAGCCGGACGAGTACCATTTCACCCCTCCCGAGCAGTTCAAAGACCTGCAGCTTGACCCCGAGGGGCAGAAGGCATTCCGGGAGCGCGCCCACAAGGCTGGGCTGTCTCAGTCGCAGTTCGAGTTCGTCATGGGGGAATACTTCGATCTTGTCCCCTCGGTGCTGAACGCTGCTGCGAAGATGTCGGCAGACGAGGCCCGCGCCGAACTGCAAAAGGTATGGCAAAGCCCCAACGAGCTACAGGCCAACATGGGTGCTGCTGAGCGTGCGGTGTCGATGATGCCCGCCGATCTTCAGGAACAGATTCGTCAGAAGTACGGAACTGACCCGGTGTTCTGGCAATTCGCCGCCCAATTCGGCAGGGAAACCCTTGAGGATCGCCCGCCCTCCGCTGGTGGCGGTGGAGCGCCCCCGGTGACTGACGTGGAGGCCGTGATGCGCTCCGAGGCCTATCGGAATCCCAAACACCCGGACCACGCGAAGGTGAGCCAGCAAGTCCGCGAGTTCTTCGACAAGCGCCACGGCAATCAACCCGTCTTCTAAGTCATCGGGAATTTGAACACGGTAGTTCCGATACTCCCGGAAAACAGGCCCATTCTGGCAAGTGGATAACCTGCAACGCCCGCACAGCACGACGATAGCCGGTCGCTGCTGCCGTAGCTCCAGGCCCGAGAAACGGACAACCTGACCAAAGGCAGACCACAGCGTAACCTTCTGGAGTCAGAAAATGCCCAATTCGATCACTCAAGCGTTTGTCCAGCAATGGGACACCGCCATTCGCGCCGAAGCGGCGCAGCGTGATTCGCGCCTGATGTCTGCGGTTTTCGACCGCGGCACCATCACGGGCGAGTCGTTCACCATCAACTTCCTCGGCGATGACGGCGGTCTGCTCGACCCGAACACCGTTCGTCACGGCGATACCGTGTGGTCCGATCCGGTCCACTCGACGCCCATCGTCAACATGTCGGACTTCTACAAGGCCTACCCTCTGGACCGCAACGACATCCCCAAGATGATCGTGAACCCGGTGACGGGCGGGGACTACATGCAGCTTCTGATGAATGCTCGCAATCGTCGGATTGACGACATCATCTACAACGCTGCCCGCGGCGGCCAGTTGAAGAAAGACGGTTCCACCGAGGTTCTGCCCAGCACGCAGAAGGTGGCTGTGTCGGCTTCTGGTTTCACGAAGACCAAGCTGATCGAGGCCAAGAAAATCTTCCGCCGCAACGAGGCCGACGAGTTCAACGGCGAAGAGCTTTACATCGCCTACAACGATGTGATGCTCGAAGACATCTTGGCCGACACGACCCTCACGAGCGCAGACTTCCTGGCTGTGAAGATGCTGCAAAACGGCGACGTGTCCGGCAAGTGGATGGGCTTCAAGTGGATTCCGTACAACGGCATCGCGCTGAGTGGTGGTGTGTACTACACCATCGCCTGGGCGAAGTCGGGCATCCACTTCGGTCGCGGCTACGAAGAGGGCAACGTCACCCGCCGCGGCGACAAGAAGGACGCTTGGCAAGTGTCGATGGGTGCCTCCTACGGCGCTGGTCGGCAGGATGTCAAGAAGGTCGTTGAAATCGCCTTCCAGTGAACCGCTTGATCTAGGAGAAACATCATGCCTGAATTCAATTCCCGACAAGCGGCTCTGATCGCGGCGGGCTCGAAAACCCTCAGCAACGCCATCGGCAAGAAGCGCGTTCTCGTGATGACCTCGCCCGCAACTGCGGCTTGGGCTCAGAACGACACGTTCGCCTCCGGCGTGCTGCTGCCCAAGGGCACGCGGTTCACCTGCGGTTCGTTTGCCTCGCACGCCGCCATGGGTGCTGGCGTTACGCTCGACGTGGGTCTGCGCAACTTCCGCACCAAGACCGTGATCGACGCGGACGGCATCGCTGCCGCCGTGGCGGTTGCGACCGCTGGCCGCACCGAGCTGAACAACGGCGTGCTTGTGGCCAATGGTGCTGAGTACGTGGCGCTTGAAGACGTTGAGGTCTATGCGACCCTGACCGGCGCTGACCCCACGGACAACGCGCAAATCCGTCTGGAGATTGAGTACATCTCCTACGACTGACCCTAGGTAGCCCCTGGGGGCGTGACCACGGGGGCCTCAGTGCCCCCGTTTTTGCTGGAGCAGGACAATGGCGACCGCCGTGCAGATTTGCAGTAACGCCCTCCTGATGCTCGGGGCCAACCCGATTGCATCGTTCTCCGAGACGACCGCCGAGGCCCGGCTGTGCGCCAACATCTACCCGCTGGCAAAAGCCGACATCCTGCGCCGCCACAACTGGGGTTGCTGCACCAAGCGCGTGGTCTTGGCTCCTGAGGTACAGACTCCCGCCTTCGACTGGCAATATCAGTTCGCCCGCCCTGGGGACTGGCTGCGCACCATCCAAGTGGGCGAGAAGTACGAACTCCTCGACTATCAGATGGAGGGTGTTCGCATTCTTGCTAACACCAACGCTCTGAAGCTGGTCTACATCGCTGAAGTGACCGAGGGCGAATGGGACGCCCTGCTCACTCAGGTGATGATCAAGCGCATGGAGATGGACCTCGCCTACCCGATCACCAAGAGCACGAGCCTGAGGGATTCTCTCAAGCAAGAGTTCTACGCCCCGGGTATTGGTGTGCTTGCTCAGGCCAAGACCATTGACGGCCAAGAGAACCCACCCGAAGACTGGATCGACTCCCCGTTCATCCGCGTGAGGGGCTGACATGCCCAAATTGCAAACGATCACCACGAACTTCACGGCAGGGGAGTTTGCTCCCCGCCTTCGGGCTCGCGTTGACCTCGACAAATACAACGCCAGCGCGGAGGAACTCAGGAACTGCGTGGTTCTCCGGCAAGGGGGGGTGACGATCCGGCCGCCGTTCAAGTTCCTCGGCGAGACGAGAAGCGCCCTTGGCGCGATTGCCTTGGTGCCGTTTGTGTTCTCCCGAGAGGATGCTTACGTCATTGAGATGAGCGGCGGCGGGCTGTCGCGTTTCTGGAAGAACGGGCAACTGATCGAGTCATCGCCCGGGGTGCCTTATGAGGCGCTCACATTTGGCGGATTCGGCGGTCCGTCTGAGCGATTGGACTACGCCAGCCAGGGCGACACCATGATCTTTGTCGGTGGCACCTTCTACCGCCCTTGGAGACTTCGCCGTTTCGCTGACAACGACTGGCGCAATGACCCGGTCCCACTGAACCCCGGGCCGATGGCAGAAAACGGACTCTACCCAGTCTCAAACATCACGTTCAGCGCGGCTACGGGTTCTGGCGTCACTGCCACTGCGTCGGCGGCTGGCACATTCCGCCCGGCTGATGTTGGGCGCACAATCAGCCTTGGCGGCGGATTGGCGACGATCAAGGGGTACACGTCCGGCACGATGGTGACTGTGGATATCACGTCTGCGCTCCCTGCCGTCTTTGCTGGGTCTGGGGATTGGCGGATCAACGGAACCCCGCAAGCCACCCTCACCCCTTCGGCAGCCAGCCCGATTGGGGCGACTATCACTATGACACTCGGGACTGCTGGGTGGCGCCCGGAGGATGTTGGGAACTGGGTTCAGGTCAACGGCGGCTACGTCAAGATCACGGTCTATACGTCTGAAACGGTTGTCAGCGGTGTCATCACCAAAGAGCTAGTCGGCATCACGGCTGCGCCTGCGGATGCGTGGGTGCTTCTAACGCCTGTGTTCAACGCCAATGATGGATACCCTCAAGCGGTGACGTTTTATCAGGGGCGGCTCTGGTTCGCCTCGACTCGACGATATCCGCAGAGCATTTGGGGGTCAAAGTCTGGCCTGTTCTTCGACTTCACGCCTGGGGGGGTGGATGACGGAGACGCGATCTACAAGACGATTGACAGCGACGACCAGTCCCCAATCGAGTACCTGAGGGGTGTTCGCAATCTCGGGGCGTTCTCGCTCGGGCGCGAGTTTGAGATTCGCGGCAGCCTGGACAAGCCGATCACCCCAACCTCGACGGACATCACCCCACAGTCCCGGTTCGGATGTGAGAGAGTCCGCCCTGAAAACGCGGCGACGGAGCTTCTTTTTGTCCAACGGGCAGGGAAAGTTATCCGGGCAATCACCCAAGAAGGGCCGGAAGGATTCATCAGCCGGGATATCAGCGTGTTCTCGGATCACCTTCTCAGGCAGGGGGTGCGCTGTATGTCGTTCCAGCAGTCCCCCGAGCAAGTGCTGTGGATCGCAACCACGGACGGGAAGCTCGTCGCTGTGACCTACAACCCGGAACAGAACACGGTGGCCTTTTGCTCGGGTGAAACGGACGGTTCTGTGGAGTGGCTGGCGACGATCCCCGAGGGGGACGTGGACACGACCTATGCCCAAGTCCGCAGGACGGTAGGTGGGGTGGATGTTTGGCACATCGAGAAACTGGACTGGGGTGACTGGCTGAACACGGAGCGCATCGAGAGCCCACATGATTCGTTCATCAATCAGACGTTCTCCCCCGCTGAAACCGTGATTGCCAACCTCGACCATCTCGAAGGTAAAACGGTCAGCGTCAAGGCGGATGGCGTGAAACTCCCTGGCCCGTTCGTTGTAACGGGCGGGGAAATTACACTGCCCACCCCTGCGTCAGAGGTCAGTGTTGGACTCCCCTACACGGCGCGGATCAAGATTCAGCCACCGGAAGTAGGGACAGGAACAGGTACGTCTCAAGGCCAGGCAGTGTCCACTCACATCACCAAAGTCCGGTTCTACAAGACCCAGGCCGCGAATGTGAACGGAGAAGACATCCCGTTCCGTCAACTGGACACGAACGTTCTCGATACTCCCCCTCCCGTGTTCACGGGCATCAAGCGAGTCCAAGGGTTGGGCTGGAGGGATGGGGAAGACCCGCTCATCATCGAGCAGCGAGAGCCCTACCCGTGGACAGTGCTAGGTATCATTCGGGAATTCACGGTCAACCCCGGCTAAGGAGCAGGTATGGCGTTGAGTACACAAGCGTTCACTGCATCAATGGGTGGGGCGGGTGGCCTTTTCCAGGTCGGAGGCCAACTGATGCAAGGCTTCGGGCAGCGTGAATTCGCTAGGGCTGGAGCGGCTGGCGCTCGGCTGGAGGCGCGAGGCGAGGAACTGCGCGCGGAGCGTGAGGCCGAACTCATCATGCGCGAAACCCGCCGTCAACGTAGTGCTGCAAGAGCAGCCACAGCCGCAAGTGGTGTGCGGTATGACGAATTCGCTTTGGCCCCCGAGATGGAAATCGAGCAACGCGGTCAGACCGATGCGGCCATGACGATCCTGTCAGGCAAGCGCAGGGCTGAGAGCCTGAGAAGCTATGCAGGAATGCGGGAGGCTTCCGGACGACAAGCTCTGTTCTCGTCGCTGTTTGATATGGCCGGAACCGCCTACAGTGGGTGGAAGGGCGCGAAGGGCAAACCGGCAGCCAGCTATCACAGTCAAGCGTGGTGGAAGGGCGGCGCTGGATACGAGGGCGAATGATGGCAAGAATCCCTGCAGGCGAAGGACTCGGCAACGTCATCGCGGAACCTGCGCGAGCCCCTGACACGCGGTATCTGGAGGGGGCGTTTGGAACGGGTACGGGCCGGGCTGTGGAGCAATTCGGCCAACGCCTCTCCCGCCAGCAGGCGATGGAGCAAGAGCAGGCCCTGCGCCAGCGCGAGGCTGCTGACAAAGCCAAGGCGACAATGCTCGTCAATCAGGTTGAGGCTGACCTTGACGTGCTGGCGGATGAGGTAAGCGTCGGCATTCAGTCGGGGCAGATCGACAAGACCAAAGCCCAAGAGGAATGGGAGCGCCGCTACCGCGACCGGATCGCCCAAGCCCTACCGGACATTCCTGCTGAGCATCAAGAGATTGCGCAGATGGCCGCTCAGGGTCGGGCGCAGCGTCTTGGCCGCGCCGTCTCCCGTGCCGTGCTCCAGCGGGATCAGGCCGACACCCGTGCCGGGTTGGAGTCCAACCTAGAGCAGGCCCAGCGAATCTACCTACAAGACCCAGCCGCAGCGGATGAGATGGCGCAACAGGCCATCGAAAGCCTAGGGCCGTTTTCCGGGCTGGACCCCGCTCAACTAGGTAGATTGCACCAATCTTGGAAAGAGAACACCCGGCTAAACAAAGCCACGGTGATGATCACAGGCGCTCGTCGGGACAACCAAGCCCTGAGCAAGGTAGAAAAAGCCCTGGAGGGTGACGAGTTCTCTGCGCTTGACCCCCAACGCAAAGCAAGCCTTCTCGGGCAGATCGAGGGCTACAAGGTTGCCAACATTCAACGGGCGGAAGCTGAGATGCGCCGCCGCCAAGCCGAGGAAGAGCGACGCCTCAGGATCGCCGGGACCCAGTTCGATGCGGCTCAATCCATCATCACGCAAGGCAAAGTCCTGTCGCCCGACTACGTGGAGCAAGTCTCCCGCGCAGTGGAAGGAACGCCCTACGCCCAAGCATTCCGCGAAGCCCTGAAGCAAGCGCCGGAGCGTACTGCCTTCGGTGTTCAGCCTTTGGCTGTCCAGCAAGCTGCATTGAACCAGGCGCGCGCCCAACTCAATGCACGAGGCACAAACCCCGAGGCAGAGGAGCGATTCAAGGCCCTTGAGAAAATCTACGAACAAGCTCGCAGGGACTACAGCGAGGAGCCCCTCCAGGCGGCATTGGAGCGCGGTGTTATCCAAAGCCTGGCGCCGATTGATACGTCGAGCGTTCAAGGCTTGGTTTCTACGATCCGCGAACGGATCGACCAAGCATCCCTCACCCGCCAGCAGACGGGCGCCCCTGTTTCCCCCCTCCTCAGCCAGGAGGCCGAGAAGGTTGGGCAAATGATCGCCATTCTTCCGGTCGAGCAAAGGGCCTCGGCAGTGGCGCAAATCGCGCAAACCATCGGGCCGGAGCAAGCCTCCGTCCTCGGGCGGCAGATCGCGCCCAAGGACAAAGCGCTTGGGATTGCGTTTGGCATGGCTGGAGCCAAGACAACCGCCGGTCGGTACACGTCTGAACTGGTCCTGCGTGGAGCCCAGGCCATGAAAGACCGTTCGGTCAAAGCCGACAACACCGCCGTCACTGGAGTCCGGGCGAGGATCGCGGAGGAAATCGGGGATGCCTACCTCAATCAAGAGGTACGTGAGACGATGATCGAGGCGGCTGTCTTGGCGGAGTACGGTCTTCAAGCTGAAGGGTCGGGAGACATTCGCCGCTCGGTTCGCCTTGTGACAGGCGGGATTGCAGAGCAGGGCGGGAAG